GATCCAGCAAGACACCCCGGTATATCCCCCAGGGTGGTTAGTATTGCCGGTTACAAGATGTTTACCCAGGACAGCGCGCAACAGACGCTTGAAATTAATCGGGTGGCCCCGCGTAAGCGGATAAAGTGCCTAACCAGGCAAGCATGGGCAGTGCTTTCACAAATGTGGGCTAGCCGTTCGTAGGTCACGCAGCATTGACATTAGGGTAGCGGTCAATGGGGGTGACGGTTGTGAGGTCTTTGTCGACATCTCGGTCGTCGTACGAATAGAGACCGACTCGCACGCGGGTGCTGGTGTCGTGCGAGACATTCTGGTTGTGTCGGAAGTCGGTGGCGGACGTGCTGGTGATCGTTTGGGACAACGAAAAGTCCTGCACATTGTCTTCGCCGTAGCCAACAACGTTGACTATGAATTCGCCTGCAGCCAGAAGCACGGGACTGACGGTGAAACCCGGAGGCGGATTAAACTTGGTCCCGGCTGCCAACGTCTCTTTGCACTCGAGAATTGGTGAGTGGGTGTCGTGAAGTGAGGTGTAGCCTATACGGTTGTGGTACTCAGGAGGCACATGGTGTATCTCCTGGCCGTTGCAGGTAACGCGGGTCTTGCCTTCGACGTAGGCAAACAGGTAGGAGTTCGCCAACACGACAGGTATGGGTGGCTCAATGACCAAATCTTGGTCTGCGGCGGATACGGCACCGACGAAGAAGTCCCAGCCAATGTTCAGCCAGGATTTTTCGGCCTCTTCTTCGACGGCGGTTTCGGCGCCTTTGACGACGCTTTTGAGGCCAGAGAACAATGCCTGGCCCCAACCGCCACCTTGAGCAACGTCACCATCGCCCTTCTGAGGGATGGTGGCAACGTCGCCTTTGACTGTCACGGTATGGACGTCGGGACTGCGAACATTCGCAGTTGCGCCGGTTCCAATGACAGGGTAGGCGACGCTGGGCGTGGCCGTGAATTGCAATAGGGCTGGTTGGGGCGATACCAGGCCTTCTAGAACAACAACGTAGTCGAGGACCAGGACACCAAGTGTCAGGTCGGCTGCCGTTTCGGACCACGAGAGACAGGCCTTCGCTTGGTAAAGCGCTGACACTGTGCTGTGCTGTGACGGGTCGATGAAATACCATTTCTTGGCTAGTGTCTTGTCAATGCGCGTGGCAAGGGGAGTATGCACTGCTCCAAAAGCACCAGCCTCGAGTTGGTTCCAGGCCGTAACATCGGGCGGCATGACGTACCTCGGGTCGTCGGCGAGGGCAATGCCGACGAGGCCAGGGGTAGAGGTTCCAACAAGCGGCTTATAGCGGAGGCGCAGTTTCAAGAACTGGTACCTGCCGAATGCCGTGGCAAGGGCCGCAAGGCGGCCGAAGTGTTGGTTGCCGGGGTTCAACAGCCACGCGATGCTCGGGTCGAGCTGGGCTGAGGAACTTATGTCGTCGGAGCGCACGCGTTGTAGCGTGACGGATCCGGTAATTTGCAGCATGTCCTTGCCTAACGCTTTAAAGCCCATCGGTGGATGGCCACCACCCGCAGCGCCATAAGCAGCAGGGGTGTTGGGGTTGGCGGAACGACGCTGGCTCCTGTTTTTACGCCGTCTTGGTTGGACGGCGACGGTGCGGACGGTGTCGGCACGCGGTCGAATTCTCTTTTGTTTATTTCTGTTTTTGTTTTGTTTTCTCATGATAGTTGGTTATTTATCGGTCGGCTAGATAAGCAGCAAGGGACACCAATCCCATTAGTGACATGGCTGCTGACCGGCTATGCGATCCGTGCATTTGCCCCATCGGCCATGGTCTGTTCCTAGGTTACCAGCCCGTACGGGAGACCGTCCTTGACGATGGGTGCACAGACTGTCACTCCGGTCTGTTTATTGTTTTATTGAGAGAATTGTTACTGCAAAGGGCGGGGTTGTAAGGCCCGTGGGTATGTGCCCTGTGATAAGCGGCAATCGGGGTGGAAAGCCGGCTACAAGTCACGGTCGATGATCACAGTGACGATGTTGTGTACACCAGTCTCCTGCCAGTCGATCGGCATGGCGCCGCTAGGTTCCCTAAAGTAGTCGCGGACAGCGTGGCATTGCGCGGCAGTAAGGCCGTAGCGTGCGGTGAGCATTGGCACGTAGTAGTCGAAAGCGAGCGGTAACACATGGTCACGCTGGGTGAAGTGCATCCACTTCCGGTACTTGCCAACAAGTTTGCCACCCACACCCAAGTACTTGTACTTGTGGAGCATGGTGTTGACAAACGGTACGTGGAGGTCAGTGGCTAGGAGGCCGCACGACACGGAATGGAAGAAATTGCGGATCTCCCTGGGATTGAGGCGGTTCGGGTCGGTCGGGGTGCCCAACCGGGCGAACATGCGACCGGGAAGAACGCCAAATTTGCGGTCGTGTTGGGCGCCGCAACTGCACCAATAGGGCGTGCATGGCCAAAGGGCAAGTTGGCAGAAACTGACATTGTCAAGGTCCACCAGTTCGAACTCGATGGGGAAACCTAGCATTGCCAGAACTGCCTCGATGTCGTGCACGTCACCAGCGTGACGCGCAGCGAAGGCAATGGAACACAACGCGAAGGCGGTGTTCTTAAGAGTGGTGTCACTACCGCCCGACTGGCGGGTGCCAGGGGTCCAGTAGCGGACGCCATGCTTTGTGACACCGGTGGCGTTGATGGAGGCGCGGACTGCTGCCAAGTACAACGCGGACGCGCCGAGGGCAGCGTCGACCTCGGTCTCGGCCAATTTGATTCGCTGGGAGAAGCGGGCGTCGAGACGGCTGAAGTCGCCCTCCCAGATTTCAACGATACCGTCGCGGTGCACGTGCTTTACAATAACGTCGTCACCGGCAGCCATAACATGGAAACCAGGCTGGTGCTGGTCGTAGAGGACGAAACAGGTAATCTCACCGCGGGTGGCACCAGGGGCGTAAAAATGAACTGCTTCGTGGTTGAAGACGCGTTTGTAGATGGCCGAGGCGGCATGATTAAAAGGCCCAGTAACCACGCTGTGGTGGAGGTCGGCACCTTGTATCAGCCGCGGTGGCTTGCACTTGTCGATGCCGGCAACCACAAGGCTGCCTTTCTCGAACTTGACGAAGGACTTGCTGAGGCGGTATTTCTTCTTCCAGCCGTGGGCGTCGACCTCAATTTTCGCGAGCTGCAGGGCAGTCCGGCGCCCGTAGGGAAACCGGGCCACCCACTTTGCGAACGGGGTGGGGACCACCTTTTCAGTGATGGCCGTCGTGAAGAAATCAACATAGAAGACACAAAACTCGGCTAGGACGCCGTCGTCGCACTTCTGCTCGATGGCGTGGCGTCCGTGGAGAGCAGCTAGTTCGGCTTCCTCATTGTCGGCGTACGCCTGTTGGGGGTGAAGACTGCTGTACCAGCCTATTGGGCGCAGCACCCGGTCGCGACTGTCGCCACGATAGTCGGCGGTGATGTGGGCTCGGGGATTCACAAGACTCCGGTTGTCATGGCGGGTTGTGACGTCAAGTGAAGGAAAGGACGGCTCGTGGTCGCCGTCGTCGGCGGACCACCACTTGTATAGTGCATACACACAAATGGCGGCTGCTACGGCGGCGAGGAGTCGGGGGTCGGCTGCGGCCACGGTGGGCCGGAGGCGGCGTGCGACACGGTCAAAAAGACTAAGGGCGCAGCCGTACACCTTGGCCAGCTGGGCGCACACCCACGACCAGACAGACCGAATTGTGCCGATGGGGTCGGGCGTGAGGCGCCGGACCTGTCGCACGAAGAAGGTGGCGGCGGCCGAGGTCGTGGTTCGGACCCAGGCCCAAGCACAACGGGCTGCGGCGGCCGGGCCGGTGTAGATGGTGTTGAAACGCACAACAGCCGCCCTTGTCCAGGCAGCAAAGGTGGCGTAGGCCGCGCGGGCCGCATTGGGACCGGTGCGGAAGGCCCGGAGGGCACGGGCGTACAGTGACCGTGCGGCGGTGGTGGCCCCCGGGGCATGGCGCTGGATAGCGCCGGCCGCTTGGTCACGTGCGGCACCAACCATGCCGTGGAACTCGGCAGGAGAGGACGTGCTGTCCGGGAACTGGATGGAGGTCGTGAGCACAACATACAGGTTGTGGGCCATGTGCGTAAGAATCGCTTGGGGCAAGGGCAGGGACGCAAAGACCTGGTGGACACCAAAGATGTAGAGACCGGTCTTGAGGTCGACACCGCGGGCGACACTCTCCAACACCGGCCAGATGTAGCGGGCGTACGGGAGAGTTTTGACGCACTCTTCCACTATGGGCGACGTGACAATAACAGTAAAGTACTGCGTGCCAGTGGCCGCCACCACCGGATTGGCGGCAAACAGCGACGCGACGACAATAGCGGCTGCGACGGACTTAGTGGGAATGTTGTTGCCGAACTGCCAAACGGCAGAGTCGATGCTGGCGCACTCAGTCATGGCGTAGAGGGTCGTTTCGGCACACTGAGCGTCGGTGACACCGCCCTCCTCGCGGGCTTTGCTACGCAGGCCGCGGAGGCAAGTGGCGTACTGCACGCTTGGGTCGGCGGCGAGGCCAACGTTCCTACGGGCAGTCGAAACGTAGTCGCGCGGCAAGGGCATGGCACACTCAAGAAGTTTGGTGGCCGGTGGGACGACGGACCAGACACGGCGGAGGCAGTGGGCTGCCAGCGCCGGCCAAAGCCAGGGGCGACGCAAGTATCCCGTTGGCCGGTAGTAGCGTAGCAATAGGACGTCGTCGTTGTCGAACACGGAATAGTCCCGGTAAGCGGCATTGCCTAGCAAGCTGGTAAGCACACCGACCTGCCTGTTGGGGTGGACGAGCCTGGAGCACGGCAGGGCGTTGGTGTGTTGTACAGCGGTGGGGGCGGTGAGGCCGAACCGGACTATGATGAACTCCCCGACAGCGGCTGTCTGGGTCCAGGTGAGTATTACGCGCTCACCAGCAATGGTGAACGGCAGGAACTTCTGCCCGAGCCAGGGGAGGGTGGTGGATGAGTATGGGGCGACTTCGCCGGTAGCCGTCACGCGGACGGAACCGTGGTTGTCGGCGCACCAACTGACCTCACCATTGTATGCCGTACCTTGCATAGTAGACATGCGTGAAAAGACGTGGAAATAGACCTTGTTACGTGTTGAGGCAACAATGTTCGCAATGGTGCGGGGACTCATCGAATGGATGCGGTCAATTGAGACCGCAACGTCACATATTTCCAGGTGTCCGCACCGGCCAAGTGGGCAGGCACATACACCGACGGGCTGTTCAGCAGTCGCGTTCTTGTGGACGTCGTGCTGGTTTAGAGACACGAGGTTAGAGTACCAGGGCAAACCGAGTAAACGGATGCGCATGGGGTCCGCGCCTATTTCGATCACACGCTGGTTGCTAGTCATGCGAGCCACGATGCGACAAGCTACGAGCCTGCTTAAGGCAGCGCAGGGGTGGTCGGAAGTGGCAATCTGGGGGCGCCGTCCGCCGTCGCTTTCTTGCAGCACGACGCCGGGAAGGTTCTCTTGAACCCATAGTTTCTGCTGAGCAGAGAGCAGGTACTTCGAGGGAATCGTGTGAGTGATGGGTATCACTTCTTGGTGGTTAGCCATAGATATACTTGTTATTAATAAGTTCCTCGGAGTGGTGGTTAGA